TATTCCCAAAAGAAAAAGCCCTTGAGTATTTAACTCTTGGGCTTACTGGTGAAGCAGGAGAGATTGCTAATAAGGTAAAGAAACTTATACGTGACGGTGCTGACGTAGAGGGATATAATGATAAGTTGAATCAGATAGGTGCAGAGTTAGGTGATGTCCTATGGTACTGTGCTATGATAGCAAAGGAAGTGGACATGAACCTTGGCAGTGTTATGGAAAATAATCTTATCAAGTTGGCAGACAGGAAAGCTAGGAACCGCTTACAGGGTGACGGTGACAATCGTTAGTCTACTGTAGCTTGTCCCATGACCTTTCGCTGTTCCCTGCGTCCTAGCTCTAATAATATTCTATAGTCGTAACCCTCCTTATTGGGGGGTTCTTCGTATATATCTAAATACTCGTCTAGTGCCGCCTTTTTTGCAAAGTCTTGTAACTTAGAAAATCTATACATAGCTTGTGGATTAAATCCGTATCTCTCTTGTGCCTTTCTATTTCCAGATTCATCGTCTATTGCTGCACGTACATAATTTCTATAGTGTTGAAGTTTTTTCTTTAACAATATAGATTGAAGCACTGGGTCTTTCTTCTTTTTATACTCATCACTTTTTATATAAGGTATTACCTTACTTTCAATAAATTCATCTAAAAGAACCGCCTGTAGTTCGTCATACTCAGGTATATTAGTTCTACCACCATAAACGGAACGTCTACTTATTTTTAACCTATCCAGTTCTTGTTCTAAAGCATTTTTCTTTTCTCTTAAAAGTAATCCTGCCATTTGTCTGGTTACAGGTGTAACTCTCCTAGACAAACCATATTTAGTTGCAGGTTTTCTTGCTCTTGGTGCTTCATATGATCCACCAGTAACCTCTTCCAACAGTTCTTCTAGTTGATAATTAGCAGGTATTCTTGACAAAGATTTACTTAGAAATAAAGAAAACATATTTCTATCATCTAAGTCTCTTATTATTCTTTCATCATCCGGGGCTAAAAACGTATTATATAAGTCCTGTCCAGCAGTTAATGGTATGGTAAATGTGTTTATAGTATTTGCCGCCCATTCTGCAAGTATTCTACCACCTGCACTAACGGCTAAATCATCAGGCTCATCTACAAAACCTATTGCTTTAAAAAAGTCTTCCCCTAATTTATCTAATGTGTAAAGTCCTAGTCCTGCTCTAAACTGTGTTCCAGACATGGCTTGTATAGCGTCTTGAATTAAATTGGTATCTCCTTCAAAAATTTGTTTTTCACCTCTGAATTTTTGTTTATATGCCTTTGCTAATAAATCACCAACAAATAGATAAGGTGCTAAAGGAAAGAAAGGACGCATATCAAATGTTTTACCATCTGGCATCCTACCTTCATACCACTTATCTCCTGATTCATTGCTTATTCTCCAAGCAGTCATGCCCATTAAAAATGCTGTTCCAACTAATCCCTTTGCAGCATTTTCATAAGATGTAATAGTTTCATCTCTTGATTTACCTATTATTGGTTTTACAACATTAAAAAGTTCATTTCTACCTTTACCAAATGTTAACATAAGAGGAGAATATTCGTATGTAAATTTCATTGCATTGTAAATAAATCTAGGAAAAGGAACAAGACCTGTTGCAAGAAATGGCGCACGATGTATCGCAGATATAATATTTCTACCTAATTCTGAGTCAGGTTGTTTCTGATAAGTAAAATATAAAGCCTCATCAATTGCACCCATTAGGGCTTCTTGACCATCTTTTGAACCAAATACATCTGTAAACCTTCCATTTTTTATGATTTCGACTAAATTAAAATCATCTTCTGTTGGCATACGACCAAACTTTTTACTAAACTCTTCAAGTAATTCTGGGTCTCGCAAAACTTTACTGTACTGTTCATTCAAAGACCTTTTTAAATTACCCACTAATGCGGCTCTTTTAAAATAATTGTCTGTAATTGTATTTAGTGCATTTAATTGTCTGGAAACATTAGACAGTCTTTTAAATTTTTTATGTTGGTCCGAAAAAGTGCCATCGCCTATATCTTGAAGCATACGAAATAAACGATGTGACTCTTTTTCAAAACCCATCGCAAATACATTTTCTATAGCAACCGCTTCTTTTTCATTGGTTAAAGCAAAAAATACAGATAGAGCATCTTCTTGTCCTGCCTTTACAACTTGATTACCTGTTGCTTTTCTTAACTGTAGATCAACAGCACGTGTAATTGTATCAAAGCCTACTCTTATAGCACCTGAAGCTACGTTACGGACTGTGGTTGCTGTCTGGGAAGTCATAAAAGCCAAACGTGCAGCATCAATTTCTTGTAATTCATGTGCTTGTTTTAAATAACCTCTTACATCATCCTCTTTTACTGCTTTAGTTGCTTTTGCTGCTGCATCACGAATCTCTTTGTCAAAACCAAATAAGTCATAATTTGCTACATCATTAAGAGACTTACTAAAGTTACCAAGCATAGCTTTTAAATTCTTTTTTGATTGCCCTGCTTGTTGTAAAATACGGGCAGAGTCCGATACATCTGCCATTATTATATTTGCTAAATCATCAAATGATAAATTATATTTTACAAGAACATCATCAAACACTGTTTCTATTTCTTTGGGCATATTATTTCTATCAAGCCCTCTAAGAATACGTGCAATGGCTTCTGTTATCCGTTCAGTTTGCTCTACACCATCTACATCTTTAAAAGTTTTTAAGCCGCCCTTTTTAGCTAGTATTTCTGTTAAAGCAGCAGATACCTGCTCTAATTTTTTTGGATCAACAGCAAGTCTAATATTTTTGTCAAGACCTTCTGTTCTAGCCATGTCACCCAATTTTTCTCTACCTGCAGTGACTGCTTCTTTGTTTAAAGATTTTAATTTTTCACTTACCTGATTAAAAGTTTTTGTTTTTGTGTTATCTTTTTTTAGATTAGATACATTCCTGTTAGCACGATCTATTCTTTTTTGCACAGCTTCCTGTGATATTTTTACTAAATCTCCTGTACCTGCTTCTATATATCTAAAAGTTTTATCTTTTAAATAACCAAGACCCGGAGCCATAGGCAATGCAGCAGATAATGTTCCTACAAAAGCTGTCTGACCTACAGAAAATTCATCTTGTACATCTGCAGCTATGAGTGTTTTTTGTGCAGACACATCTTGTGCTACACCAGCAAGACCTTCTATCCCAGCGGCAGTTGCTGCTGCACGTAAAGGTGTTTTTGTGGCTGAACGTAATGCCTGACCTATCATAAGCCTAGAGGTTGCTTGTGCCGCTACACCCGCTGCTTTACCCGCACCCGGTAACAAAATACCTGCATACGTAGACGGTGCTTGCAATAAACCTGCCGTATAATCTAAAAAAGCACCCGGTGCAGAACCTTCACCAAAGTTAGGTAGTGCATCGAATGCTTCATATAAATCTTTATAGTCTGTTAGGTTTTGTCTAGCAGCAGGACTTTGATTATCGTCCCTTGCATTTGCATCTGCTTGCAATCCACTAACATAATTCCAATCACCAGCAGCAGTTAATTCATTTACGTTAAACTCACGAAAATGCTCAATAGTTTCGTTAATAGCTTTTTCCGCACTAGGATTATCATAGCCTAGATGTGCTTTTGCAAATCTAACTGCTGCCCTTCTTAATTTTGGTGATTGTTGGAATTGCTCATAAGAAAAGTTTTCTAGGTCAACATCTTCTTCAGATAAAGTTTTTGTGTCAAATAAACCTACAAAAGGATTATCGGCTTTATTCTCATCATCAAAAAGCCCACTAAATGGATTTCCTTCTGCCATTATATTATCCTACGTTTGGTGCGCCATAATCAGGAAATTTCTCCATATTTATTCGTTTTTGCCCTTCCTCAATTAAAGTGTTTATTCTGTCCTCTGGTAATTGAGGATACAAAGATTTTATTTGATTTTTTATTGTTTCTGGAGTGCTTCCTTTTCTTAATTGATTCGCAATTCTATTTATTTTTTGGTCCTCTGGGGTAATTTCTACAGTTAGACTTTTATCCTTTGGTATAGCTTTATCTAAAGAAAATGGATTATCTTTATCTATTGAAAGCGATCCTAATTCATCTGTCAAGTACGCTGTCCCAGCACTTTCTAGTAAAGCAAAATCTCTTGTTTTTAAAGTATCCTTTTTTGATTTAATTAATTGAGGAATTGTTTTTTTCAACCACTTTGCATATGTTTCACGATTTGCCATACCATAAATTGCTCTACCGCTTGAATCATACCCTTTTACTGATAATCCTGAATCTGCTTCTGCTGCACCAGCTTTTGCTTGTCTTACCATTTTATCTAAAAATGTGGCTGCAGCAGACGAAGCTGTTAAACTG